TTAACAAGCTGGTAAAGTCGATCAAGGAGTTTCCTGAGATGTTAAAACTTAGGCCTATAGTGGTCAATAAGGACATGATTGTATTGGGTGGAAACATGAGGCTAAAGGCTTGTGCTGAGGCTGGACTAAAGGAGGTTTATATCTTAAAAGCTCAAGGCCTAACTGAGGAGCAAGAGCGTGAGTTTATAGTAAAGGATAACGTAGGCTTTGGAGAATGGGATTGGGATATATTAGGAAATGAGTGGGATGCTTTACAACTCCAAGAATGGGGGCTGGAGGGTTTCCCTTTTGATGAGGTGGAACTGGATGCTGTGGAGGACGATTACACCGAGCCAGACAGCATGAAGGTAGATGTGGTTCTAGGTGATTTAATTGAGATAGGAGAACATAGGTTACTTTGTGGGGATAGTACAGATTCAGACCAAGTGGCAAAGTTAATGGATGGGGAGTTTTTTGATATGATAGTAACAGACCCTCCTTATAACGTTAATTATACGGGTAAAACAAAAAAAGCTTTAAAAATTGAAAATGATAAAATGAGTGATGAAAATTTTAAAGAATTTTTATATAACCACTTTGTTTCAATTAGTTTATTTTCTAAAAAAGGAGCTGTATCTTATATTTTTCAACCAGACAAACAGATACATAATTTCTTAAATGCTTTTATAGATGCAGGGAATAAGTATAGTGGGTTATTAATTTGGAATAAAAATAATATGGTGATGAGTCAAGGTGATTATCATTCTAAACACGAAACAATAATATATGGATGGAAAGAGGGTTCTGCACATAATTGGTATAATGATAGAAAGCAAGTGTCTGTTTTAAATTTTGATAGACCTAAAAGGAATGAAGAACATCCGACAATGAAACCGATTGAATTACTATCATATCTAATAAATAATAATAGTAACCATAATTGTTTAATAGGGGATGGTTTTCTTGGTTCAGGCTCTACAATGGTAGCAGCCCACCAACTAAAACGAAAGTGTTACGGTATGGAGTTAGACCCTAAATATTGTCAAGTGATAATAGACAGAATGATGAAGCTGGATGGAGCTTTAAAAGTAAAGATTAACGGGAACACATACCCACCAAAGTAAATGAAACAAAGCGAGCAAGGTTTACAAGTGGCGGTGGTGGGTTACCTCCGAATGAAAGTAAAGGACATTCTGTTTAATGGAAGTCCTGGAGGGATAAGGACAAGCATAACACAAGCCAGAAAGATGAAAGCTGCTGGATATAAAAAGGGGTGGCCCGATCTTCTAATCCTAGAGCCTAGAGGAGAATATCATGGATTGGCCATAGAGCTAAAAGTAAAAGGAAACTATGCCTCCATTCACCAGAAAGAGGTTATCTCTAAATTAAGAGAGAGAGGTTACAAAGCTGAGGTGTGTACTGGTTTCGACCAAGCCAAAGAAACAATCGACAAGTACTTTGATTAGCCAACCAAAAACATATTATGACGTTTCAAACTGTCAAACTAGGATTTCCATAAACCAGGGAGGCACAAGGTCGGGTAAGACTTATTCAATTATTAAGGTGTTAATAGATTACTGCTGGGAGAATAAAGGAAATAATCACATTATCACAATATGCAGAAGGACTTTGCCAGCTTTGAAAGCCTCGGCCATGAGAGATTTCTTTGAGATAATACAAAAGGAAAACTACTACACCGAGAAGCACCACAACAAAAGTGATGGAACTTATCTCTTATTCGGAAACCTTGTTGAGTTTATAAGCCTAGACCAACCCCAAAAGGTAAGAGGGCGTAAAAGGGATATACTATTTATAAACGAGTGCAATGAGATAGATCTGGAAAGTTGGGTGCAGTTATCACTTAGAACAAGGAGTAAGATTATAATTGACTACAACCCCTCAGACGAGTTCCACTGGATTTATGAAAAGGTAATGACCAGAGATGATGCCACATTTTATAAAACGACATACTTAGATAATCCATTCCTCCCTAAGTCAGTAGTTCAAGAGATTGAAAGATTAAAGGAAACAGATAGTAACTACTGGGCCATTTATGGATTGGGTGAGAGGGGTAAATCTAGGAGCTTAGTTTTTGATAATGTGGGCCAAGTAGATGAAGTGCCAGAGAACGCCAAAGAGCTCTGCATGGGCTTAGATTTTGGATATTCAAATGACCCAACTTGTTTAGTAAGGATTTATAGGAGAGGAGAGGAATTATACTTTGACCAGCTTATTTATACCACAGGATTGACCAACCAAGATATTAGCACCGAACTAAAAATATTAGAGATAACAAGAGCTGCTGAGATATTTGCAGACAGCGCAGAGCCTAAAAGCATAGAGGAAATACACCGAACTGGTTTTAATATTAAGCCCACTAAAAAAGGTCCAGATAGTATAAGAATAGGGATTGATTTAATGAGAACTTATAAGCTATTTGTTACTTCCTCCAGTACAGATATTATTAAGGAGTTCAGGAACTACAAATACAAGGAGGACAAAAACCAAAAGATACTTAACGAGCCACTGGATAAATTTAACCATAGTATAGATGCCATTCGTTACGGTTTAATTATGAAGCTGCAGCAGCCTTTTAGTGGACAGTATGAGGTGATGTAATAAGGAACAAAAAGAAACTAACTGATACTAATTAATAAGACATGAACACAAAGGAGATAACTATACCAACAAAGTGGAGTGAGATTACTCTAGGGCAATTCAGAGCCTATACCTTACATAAAGCTAGAAGTCGTAATGCTTCGCCTCTGGAGGAAAAAATGGTAGTAGTGGAAATGTTCTGTGGTATGACCACCAAAGACGTGAGGAGCTTAAACTTAAAGGATCTCAACAGTATTTATTCCGATGTAGTCAAGATATTAGAGGACAACAACGCAGAGATTAAATTCCAGCAGACGTTCACTTTCAAGGGTAAAGATTTTGGCTTTGTGCCTAACCTTAGTAAGCTATCCACTGGTGAGTGGGTAGATTATGAGGAGCTAATGAAGCAAGGAGGATATTGGCAGAACGCCCATAAAATAATGAGTATTCTATTCAGGCCAATAGAGAAACAAAAGAAGGAGCTTTACAGCATAGAGGAATATAATGACCAGCACATTAAAGAAAATGCAGAGGGGTTTTTAGATTTACCAATGGATAAGGTTATCGGTGCTCAGTCTTTTTTTTTTCGTTTAGGGACGGACTTATTAATGACTTTGAAAACCTTTACAGTGGAGGAAAAGGAGAGGAGGAGGAAAACGAAAGAGAAGGCGAAACCTTACACAACTCGGTAGCTGAAAAATATGGGTGGTATAACACCCTCGGAGTAATGAGCAATGATAGGTTTTTAGATATTGAGGAGATTACAAAAAAACCAATTTATGAAAGCCTAACATACCTATCCTGGCTAAAAGACAAGAACGCAGAAGCAGTACGAACCCAAAGAAATAGAGGCTAATGATTACACTTTTAAACCTTATCGAATTACTCAAAGAGTACTATACAGATCACTACTTCGTGAAGTCTTTTAATTATGGCCAGATAGATTTGATGGACTTAAAGAAGGAAACTCTATTTCCTTTGGTCCATGTGATTCCTGGTCTTGCTTCTGTGGAGGTGGGGCAAATAACTTACAACCTAGAGGTGGTATGTGCAGACTTGTTATTTCAGAAAGAGAATAAGGAGGAAAGGATATTGGAGTTATTAAGTGACACTCTTAGAAACCTCACAGACTTGGATGCAGAGATAAGGCATGGACTGACAGTTTTTAAAAGAGATGAACTATTTGAAGTGAGTTACCCTTTACAATTCCAGCCATTTATTGAGGAGTATAAAAATGTGCTTTGTGGCTATACAGCCTCTTTTAGTATTACGGTTCCTTATTCGTCTAATGCATGCGACCAGCCAAAAAAGGTTCCTATTGATACTAATTTGGTAAGTGGATAATGAGCGCAGAAACAAATAACACCTTTGCCGAGCTGGAGCAGTTTTCTGAGAAAGTAGTGGAGAAAGCGAAACAGTTATTGGCTGTAAAAAGGAGGCGTAAAAGTCCAAGAGGAGCCAGCTATTCGACCAAGATTAATTCAAGTGGTAGGCTTTCCAAATCTCTACTTTATGACCTTAACCAAAGAGGTGATAAAATTACATTAGACTTTGGAGCTGGAGGAGTGGGAGGTAATTATTTAGAGTATGTAGAAGAGGGGCGGCCACCAGGAAAGCAGCCACCTATTTCTGCCATTTTAAAGTGGGTACGGATTAAACCTCTAAACCCCAGAAACCTTAAAAACGGACAACTGTTAAAGAGGACAGATGCAAGGCTTAAAAGCATGGCTTATGTAATAGCTAGAAAGATTGGTAAGTATGGAACAGAGGCCACCCACTTCTATACTGAGGCTTTTATTGAGGAGTATAATAAGTTAGGAGAGGATTTGCAGAATGAATGGCTTAAAGATGTGGAGTTTAATGTGGACTTTACATTTGATAAATTAGACAATATAAAACTTAGTTAAAAATGGCGATAACCATAGAACAGCAGCCCTCCCAATTTGAGCCAATAGGTAGGGATTTGATAATAGTGGTGAGTAGTAATAACACCACCGAGCCTAAATTTAAGTATGTTTTTGACGTTTACGTTAATTCTGTTTTGAAAGGGAGGGTTT